CTCCTGGGTTGGGTGCGGACAGGACCCTTGCGGGCCCTATCCTACACCGTTCACTTCTTGATCACGGCCGTGCCGACGTACGACGGGCCGATGACTTCGTACCCGAAGACCATGAGCCCCCGGATGATGTAGCCGAAGTCGTTCGGGTTGTCGATCATCTGGCACTCGACGATCTGCGACGCGAACGTCAGGCCGGCCGAGTGGCCGAACATGGCGTACGAGGCGGGGCCAGGCGAGGTCTGCGTGAGCAGGTTGCGCGACTGGTAGATCGTGAAGCGGTCGATCTCGCCGACCTTGCCGTTGCGCAGGATCGACACGCCGTCGCCGGCCAGCGACGCGATGCGCAGGTCCGACTTCTTGACCAGCGCGATCGCCCACGGCGGCAGCACGAACCAGCGGCCTTCGTCGCTGACGTTCTGCTCGTCGAGCACCGTGCCGCAGTCGACGATGAAGTCGACGATGTTGGCGGCGGTGACCTGACGCGGCGTGGTGGAGTCGCCCAGGTTGATGTCGTTGGAGTCAGCGCCCGCGGAGGGGCCCTGGTTGTCCGCGGACACCTGTGCCGGGATCGTCACCAGCATGTCGGCGTCGGCCGCAATGCGCAGCTGGATCGAACCGTCGTTGGCGAAGATGTCCGCCAGATCCAGGTCCGACTGGCGCGAGTCCACCGTCGACAGCGCGACGGCGAAGCTCTTGGCCTGGTCGATCGCCAGGGTCACCGAGTTGTTCGTCGGGTACTGGGCCGAGAGGCCCGCGCCGATGACGTAGTCGGAGACGGTGACGTCCGGGATGGTGCGGATCTTGACCTGCGCGCCGAAGCCCGCGATCTCGCCCTCGTAGTCCGTCGACGCGATCTCGCCGAAGACGGTGGTCTTGTAGAACTTCTCGACCAGCTTGCCCGAGTAGATCTCGGGGTCGAAATTGATGGTACCGCTCGGACCATAGTCCGGGATACCCGATGCACGTGGAACGCCTGCCATGATTGGCTCCTTTGTTTGGCGCTACTGGTCACCGACCAGCACGGAGCTTCAACCTTGCTTCAAACGTCGCACGCTCTTTGTCCGTGACCTTGCCGAGGGCGGCCCGCTTGTAGAAGTCCTTGACCTCGGCCTGCGTGGGCGGGCGAAGATCCTGGGCATTCGGCTGCGGCGGGGGCTCTGCCCCTGGTGCCGCGCCGCTACCGCTGGGCGCAACCGGAGGTGCCGGCAGTTCCTTCGACTTGAGCCACTTCTCGACGATGTCGGCCACCTTGTCTGCCCGAAGGGCGGTGACGTGCTTCGTCAGAATCTCTTGCCGTTGGATCCCGGTCTCGGGGTCCTCTTCCATCAACCACGACAGCCAGCCTGGATCGGTGTCGATCTGAGCCATGTTCGGGATGCGCGATTCAAGCGCCTCCGTGAATGACTCCTTGCGCAGTCGAAGCTGTTCAGCCGCGTCGGCCTGGCGTTGATCTCGCAGGGGTTTGATTTCCTGCTCGACCACCGTTCGGGCCTGCTTGGTCGCTGCCGCCAGCGCCGCTTGCGCGATCGCACGTGCATCCTCTTCGCCGATGTCCTTGATCTGCTCGGGCGAGAAGAACTCGCCCAGGTCGATCTCGTTCGCCGGCGTGCTGGGGATCGCGGTCTTCAGGGTTCGGACCTCGTCCTCCAACTCGGTAATCCGCCCACGGAGTCCAGCCAGTTCGGCGCGGTGCTCGTCCTCACGGACCCGGAGACGGCCTGCGGTCGCGTCGAAGCGTTGCTTCCAGTACGCGGGGTCGCTGTGTCGCGGGTCGGCGGGCGGCGCAGGGGGCGTCGGTGCTGCCGGATTCGGGTTGGCGGGGTCTGCGCTCGACGCGGGCGTCGGCAGCGCGGGATCAGGTGTCTCCGGTTCGCTCCGTGCCTTGATGCGTTCCTCGATTGCTGCGGATCGCTTCAGGACGGCGCGGGGGAGGCGCGTTTCGTTCTTGGCTGGTGAAGCCTGCATTTGGGTCTCCGAGATCCAGGGCCACCATCAACGGGTGTCTGGGGAACCGGTTTTGCAGGAGGCCGGGGCGGCGAGTCCAGCGATCACGCAGCGTACGGAGTCCGTGAGGTGACGGGGCGTACGTTGCGGGTCAGCTTCTGCTGTGCCTTGGTGATGTCGCCGATCAACTCGGCGAGCTCAAGTGCGCGGCCCTGGAAGCGGTAAACCTCTTCACCGGTCGAGGAGCGCAGTGCTTGATCACGTTCAGCCAGCTTGGCTTGCAGCAACCTGAGCAGATACTGACCATCGGGGCTCTTGTGGAACCGATCGAAGAAAGCCAGATCGTCATTGCTCAAGTGCATGGCGCTGCATTCTAGTCTTCTTCGACAAGATCCTTCAAGAGTTTGCGGGTGATCTCCTCGGCGCGGAGCCGATTCATCTTCTCTTGGGCAAGAGTGCTGCGCAGCGCGTTGACCTGGTTCTCCAGCGCCTTGACCATCGCCGCGGTAGCCTTCTCCATCGCCGCGATCTGCTGGTCTTGCGCGTCGATCTTGAGGACCAGCGAGTTGACCTTTGTCACCAACGCAGGCATCCGATCGTCGACCGGAGGCGCCGGGGCTGCCGAGGCCGCCGGGGGTTCTACAGGTGGCGCACTGGGTGCTTCGCTGGGCGCGACCAACGCCAGCTTGCGCGCGCCCTTGACCTTCGGCACCGGCACGTCCGGCGCGGGCACGTCAGGCACCGGCTCCGGCGTTACCGCGGCCAGGTCGGCGGCCACGCCGCGCGCCAGCAGTTCAGGCTTGGGCGCCGGCGGCGCGTCCGGCATGTTGGTGATCTCGGCCGGCAACGGCTCCGGCGGCTCGGGCGCGGTTGTTTGCAGGCCGCGCCGGCGCACGTTCGGGTAGCCGAGGTACTTGGCCGACAGCAGGTCGTCTGCGCCCGACGACACTGTGATCGTGACGGTCGAACCCTCGGTGGCCTCAGCGCCGCCCGCAGGCGCTTGGCTGATGACATCGCCGGCCGCGACCGTGGTCGAGGTGGCCGTTTCGACCGCGACGACGAAGCCTGCAGCCTCGAGCGCCGCGACGGCGGCGGCTTGGCTCAGCCCGCTGACGTCAGGGACGACCGCCGCGGCCGAGGACTGCCATGCGGTGCCCTGCCAAGCACCGACAGCCCACGCGCCGGCAGCCCATGCGGTCACGGCGCGCCGCCCCAGTTCGTCGTGGTGCTGCCGTTGGCCTGCACCGGGTCAGCGATCACGTGCGTGATGTTGGCGTTGACCGCGTTGGTCGCGCCGAACGTCAACTGATCGGTCTTGGCCTTGATCGCGGCCACCTCGGTGTCGATGTAGCCCGCCACCGTCGACAGCGCAGCGGCGGTGGCCAGCGTGCCCAGCTGCGTGTCGAGGTTCGCCGCGGCAAGCCCAACCGCGGACCGAGTGCCGGCAGCGTCCAGCGGCGCCGTGTAGGCGCTGGTGAGCAGCCGCAGCGCCACCGAGGCCAGCACCGCGGCGACGTCGGCCGAGATGCTCGCTCCGGCGGGCGCGCCGAGCCGGGCCATGATCGCATCGGTCGCAGCGATGATCAGGGACTCGTCGGCGGGGTCCGTTGGCAGGTTGGTGGTCTTGGCGTTGATCGCGGACAGCTGCGTGTCGAGGTTCGCCGAAGCGAGGCCCACGGCGGTGCGCACGCCAGCAGCGTCAAGCGTAGACAGGCCTGACTGGATCTCGGCCACGGCATCGGTCGCGAGCGCCGAAGCGGTGAGCGTGTTTGCGTTCATGGTCCCGACGGTCACCGCCGCCGTCACCGATGCGACCGCGCCGCTGACGCTGGCGACGACTTGGTCGACGTCGATGTTCGTGCCCGAGAGGTTCTGCGCGGTGGCCGGGCTGCCGATGTTGGCCCAGTCGAGCCCGGCCTCGCCGCCGGCGCTGACGTCGAGCGTGCGCCCGGCCGTGGTCGGCTTGAGCGCTGCCTCCTTGCGGATCGTGAACGAGGCGACAACAGCGCCTTGCACCGACACGCCGTCGACCGTTCCGTTTGCGATGACGATGTCGAAGCACGACCCCGCCGAGTAGAACGTGCCGTCGGCGCTGGTATCGATCGCAAAGTGGTTCAACCCCGGGAAGCCGTCGAAGTCGGTCGTCAGCGTCACCCCGGCCGTGCTCTGCGTGGTGCTGCCGTCCTTGTAGACCGCAAGGCCCGGCCCCGAACCGCCGCCCAGCGTGAACGGCGCGCCCGTGCTCGGCTGGTAGGTGGTGAACTTCCCGTAGAGGATCGTCGAGAGGTCGTAGTCGCCGAGGTGCTTCATGATTCAGCCTGCGAGGGGTTGCGCCGCGCCGCCGCCGCGGCCTGACAGCGGGTTGAAAACAAGACCGCCGCCACCTTCGGTGAACGTGGCATAGATGTTCATGCCGCCCGAGTACGTGCCGTCAGTGCCCGGCCACGTAGCGGGCGGGCTAGCATAGCTGAACGTGCCGTTGGCCATCAACGCGTCGACACCACTGTCGTCTTTGGCGTAGTAGGCAGGGAAGTTGTCGGCGACGACGCCCAGCCAGTAGTACGTGCCGTCAACCAGGCTGAGTGAGGGTGCGGCGACAGTAATCGGTCCCCCGCCACCGGAGCCTGAACTGACGCCCGGATCGGAAACCGCCAGCAAAGCATCGGGCGCCCCGGCGTTGTCCGAGAGGACGACCAGCTTGAAGTTGACCGAGGCCGACGTGCTGGGTCCGAACCACGTGGTCAAGCTGTCGAGCGTGCCGCTGCCAACGCACTGGTAGCGCGAAACCAAGCACCGGCTGTCGGACCCCGGAAACTCCCCGGTCCCCCGTGTGGTGTCGCCGAAAGTAGCCATCGTTCAATCCTGCCGGCGGGCGATCAACCAACCTTTGTGGATGAGCCGGTTGTGGGTGGTGATGTCCGTCATGAAGAGGGATTGCCTGCCAAGTCGAAAAGGCTGAACCACCCCGCTGCTACTGCAGGGCGGGAGGCGAGCTTGCAGAGTGTGACGCGCTGCTTTGCGCTACGCGCGATGTCGTGACCGGATAGAACAGCCATGACGGCTCCTGCTCACCTTGAAGGCGCCCGCGCAAAGGTTGGGTGAAACCTGTGTGCGGGGCCTTGCTCAGACCACCGGGGCAGCCGGGGCGTCCGGCACCAGGTCGTCGACGACGGTGATCTGCGCCTTGAGCGCATCCACGGCGGCCTGCAGTTCGGGCGACACGCCACCCTGGCTGTCGATGATGACCTGCAGGTCGGCGACCTTCTGCAACAGCGCGGAGGTTTCCGTGCCGATCTTGGTGACCTGGGCGGTGACGTTCGCGATGTCCGCGGCGAGTTCAACTTGCGTTGCCATGATGAGTTCCTTGATTTCGTTGAGGGAGGTTGCGATGCTCGCGTCCACCGGGAAGTGGTGGTACACGTTGACGGTGATGCTCATGATGTCGCCTTCGCGCAGAGGGTGACTTCGGTCAGCGGGCCTCCGTCAAGAGGCAAGTATACGGACCCCTTCACGACGATCTGTGACACCGTGTTGTTGCACTTCGCCCCGACCGCGGCTTTGCGCGTCGTCAAGCCGGTGAGCCGGCCGCTCGCGGCGGTGAAGATCGTGCCGCCACTCGCGCGCCACGTCTCGACCGTGATCGGCGTCGGCGGCGTGCACTGCCGAGTGATCGGTTGACCCGGGAACGGCGCCAGGCGCACACCCTCCGTGCAAGCGGCGAACAGCAGCGACTCCCAGTTGAACCGCTCCACGCTGCCGGCAGGCGGGATGAACTCGCGCGACTTGATCGCGGCGCCGAGCGCGACGATCGGGTCCGGCGCCGCCAGAATGGCCTTGGCCATGTCGAACACCGCAGCGCCGTCGACGGTGCGGTACTTGTCCAGCACGGCATGCGTGTAGAGTTCCCAGACCTCGGCGCCGGTGGCGTTGAACCGGCCGGTGGGGCACCAGATCGCTTTCCACGTGCCGCCGTAGCGTGCGTCGGCGCCTTCGATCAGGTCCTTGCCGACGATGTTGATCGGTAGCAGTTGGCTGTTCGGGAAGCAGACTGCGAAGGCATTGCTGCACAGCAGGGTCAGGCACAGTGCCAGTGCGCGGATCATGCGAGCTCCCCGCCGACCAGGTTGCCTTCGTCGTCGTACTCGTAGCGGATCTTCTTGCCGGACTTCTTGCCGTCGCTTTCGCCCTTGGCCTGCATGGCTGCCTGCACGGCCTGCTTGACGACGTCGGAGATCAGGTCGCGCTGCTTGTTCTGCGCGTCGCGGGCCGCGTTGGCGGCGTCGCGCTGGATGTCGATGCCGCCCTGCACCTTGATCGCTTCGATCTTCAACTGGTCCTTGCGCTCCTCGGCCGCCTGCATCATCTGCATCTGCTGCTCTTGCGCCTTGGCCTGCTGCTCGGACTGCTGGGCCAGCGCCTCCTCGTTCGGCACCACCTCGTCGACCGGCAGTTCCATCGCCGCGGCCGTCTCGCGCAGCAGCGCCGCGCGGTAGCGCGAGGTGATGATCTGGCTGTCGATCGGGTTGGCCGTGAGGGTCAGGAACTGGATGCGGCGTTGCTGGGCAGACTCGCGGATCAGGATCGCCGCGGCGCCG